GTATGAGGTTAAACTCAGCAAAATATTAAATTCGCTTAATATCAATTGGCAAAGACCAAATTTCCTTTGGTATACAGATAAAAGGGGTAATAAAAGAAGATATTATCCAGATTTTTATCTACCTGAATTTGACGTGTATCTTGATCCTAAAAACGAATACCTAATTAAAACTGATATTAATAAAATCATTAGAGCCTCAAAAGAAAACGAGATTAAAATAGTTATTATAGGAGAAGATAGAATCAATGAGTCTTATATTAAAAATATGGTAGGGGATACTGGACTCGAACCAGTGACCATCGCCGTGTAAAGACGCTATTCTACCAACTGAACTAATCCCCCCTGCTCTACCACTGAGCTAATCCCGCATTTAATGGCGACCCTACGGGGAATCGAACCCCGTTTACCCGGTAGACAGCCGAGTGTAATAACCAATATACGATAGGGCCATTTTGGAGCGGGCAATCAGGTTCGAACTGACGACATTCTGCTTGGAAGGCAGACGCTCTACCAACTGAGCTATACCCGCAATTTGGTGGAGAATAGCGGGATCGAACCGCTGACCTACTGCTTGCAAAACAGTCGCTCTCCCAACTGAGCTAATTCCCCGAATAGATCACAGGTAAGCGGAGAATGGTCCAAGTATGCATACTTCCATCTCGTCACTTTAAGCGCACTAACTCTAACGCACTTACCTGCTATGGACTACATAGGTCGGTTCCTATCTTGCCCAGTATCTCTACAGATGACCTTATTGGTTCTTAGAATTGCTTCTCCACACATCGGTCTAACGCAGTCTGTTCTACGGGTTACTACCATCGGGCGATTTATTTTACCGCAAAGCGACACGGCTTCATCTTCATATGCTACGCCATCACGCATACTATTCGGGTGCTACCCGACTGGTCTTGGCGGACAGGGTGGGATTCGAACCCACGGAACGCTACAAACGTTCGACGATTTTCAAGACCGTTGTAATCAGCCAGACTCTACCACCTGTCCTTAATAATGCCTCGAAACTTGCCCCCACACCTCGCAGTTTCGACCACCAAAACCTTGAATCCCTCTACTGAGTTTCCAACCTTTGGCCTTTCCATTTATATTGGCTCCCCGAGCAGGACTCGAACCTGCGACATAGTGATTAACAGTCACCCGTTCTACCGACTGAACTATCGGGGAATAACTCTATTTTCAGTCCATTATCGACCGAAGTCTAGGACTAATTTCTAAGTTTTCAAAGAGCAGCGAGGTTTCCCTCATCAACACAGTAACTATACTATAAACGAACTACAAAGTCAAGCGTTTTTTTGGTGCTGGTTGCGGGACTCGAACTCGCGACCTGATGCTTACAAGGCAACTGCTCTACCATCTGAGCTAAACCAGCTTTGTTCTGTTTATAGAGGCGTTCCAAGATCACCTTCGCCGAATTCCATCGTATCGCCTAGATTGATACAATCAAAGAACTCCATACTGGCGGCTCGTGAGCCTTGAAGATCGAGGTATGCGTTTTGAATGTTTCCGGGCATAATAAAACGAAGTTCGTTCATTCCTGCAAATGCTTCCATTAACGTTCCAGGTTCAATACCTGGAACGTTAATTGTATTTTTATTTACTAAGTAATAATCCAGCCTACCACTGACAACACCGTTACCACTGCCTACAACAACCATATCCAAAGTGTAATAGCCTTCAACGTCAGCGATATCCCATTCTAGATTACGGAACCAGATAAACAATTCGCGCTCATAAAGATCGTATATTAGTTGAAACTCAGAACCGTCTTGCCAAACATGACTAATAACGCATGCGGGATTCAATTCAATTTCAGGTGCTTCACCGAATACAGTCCAATTACCAACATCGCTTTGGTAGAAATATTCTGCATTAGCAGGGAGAGCAGTAAGGGCGAGTGCTGCGCCGAAGATAATGCTTTTCATAATATAACCTCATTGTTTCTAGGGTGAGGGGCTAACCGTGGCCCCTCGCGGGTTTATTACGTAACCACCCGATTCATACATATAGTATAGCTTAAACAGAATCATAAGTCAAGTAAAAAAATAATTTTCTTTACTAATTTTTTCATATAATTCTATGTCTTTTTCAAGACATTTTTCGGCAAGTAATCTTGATTGCTTATCATAAAACAAGTCTATTAAATATTTTGTTCTTGGTTGATTTGGTAAAGAAACATTTGCATCAATTATTTGTTTATTTATCTTTATTCCCCAATTCTCAATAATATTTTGGTAAATTTCTTTTAATTTTGGATATGGTATCCATATGATGTTGGCATCAGGATAATGACCGAATTTGTATTGCATTTTTTCGTGATAAGATGTTTTATCTGGTAACATCCCATCATTTTTTTTTATTATATCTTGGAAATTTTTAGGAGTATTTTCACTAAAAAAACCTTGCGTAAATCTATAAAAATATCTACTTAATTGTCTTTCTAATGGATCTCTAATGGTTAGATAAAATGTATCAGACTTAGGAGAAATTGCATTTTCTATACAGTATTTTACATCATGATGACTACTATTCTTATGTATGTCTTGAATATTACAAGAAACTTGTTTACCATTTAAAGTATGGAAAGAGCAGATATCTTCTGCACTAAAAACATTGTTGAACAAAAAATTTCTAATTGAGGTCGAGCCAGTTTTAGGAACATTTATGAATGTTGATTTATATCTAACTATTCTTATCATTATTATATCTAATTAAATTAGAGAACAAAAGTATTTATAATCTATAAACGAATCTAAGTTTTTATTATTTAACAAAATTAGATTAAAAGTTCTTCTGACGGTTTCATTGGCTTCAAAATCATGAAATGTGTTTTCATTTCTTATAAAAGCCATTCCTCCATTTTTGGACCAATTTGAATATTTAAATTTAGATTCTATTGTTTTTTCTTTATATAACTTAGTACCAAAATTATCATCGCTTAGATAGTAAACAAAAGTTAATAACTTATTGGGATTATCTGTGTGTATGCGATTATATTTATAATTTGGACTGCAAATAGAATGCTCTAATAAGAAATATTTATTAGTTATATCACAATTTATATGTTCACAAAAATCTATAATTATATTTTTAAATATGGTATATATTGAATTATTATTCTCTACAAAATTAGTGTGTCTGCCATTTTCAGGCAGAGAATAAGAGTCACTATATTCTTTTACAGTGTTAAAATTATTAACACTTAGTATTTCTGTGATCTCGTAATGTTCCCAAGGATATTCGTATTTATTTATTTTCATTTTAACACTTATAATGCGTACTGGCATGTTGGGTCTTTGCTCTTTAAAAGCAAGCATTATAGCTTATTTAGGCTACGATGTCAAGCGTTTTTTTGGTCCTGACGTGTAGAATCGAACTACATTCTCCGGGGCCACAACCCAGCGGGACAACCTATTTCCCCTCGTCAGGATTATTTGACTAAGAATCCAAACTCTTGTAAATCTTCCAGAAGAACTAGATCGTAATCTACACGAACTGCTTCTCCATTTAAAGCCTTTTCAATAATAGTTTTGGCTTCAGTGTGAGAAAGATTAAGATGTTTCTTAAGAGCATTGATTCCTTTTACTGGATTAACTCCAGTTCTACAACCTGCAATTACCATTTTGTTCTCCTTAATTGGAGCTCCCGGGAGGAATCAAACCCCCAACCTTCTGGTTCGTAGCCAGATGCTCTATTCAGTTGAGCTACGGAAGCGTTATTTCTTACACCAATGACCCATCATACTTTTTGCGTTTAACATATGTTTATACAACAATCCGTTATCAGCGTCAGTTAAAACGAGTCTATTTTTACCAAGAACTTCTTTGAATTTGTATCTGTTATCATCAAACAAGATGAAATCATCAACATCTCCCCCATACAGATCTAGATAATCTTTTACTTGGTGGGCTCGATCCCATTTTTTCATTACACCTATATTATCTGGATCAGTTTTCCAAGGGGTTGCAAGTAAGCCCCTAAATCCAGAATTTGCAAAAGCTGATCTTACCAAATGATTTATCATGGGGTCATCAGTTTTTAGATGATCTTTCCAAGTAGACATTAGAACAAACTCTACCGGATATGTATCGTGGATATAGTTCATAAAGTCAACAGCAACAGGATCGAATCGCTGCCACATCATTGCTCCATGCGCATTGTGCGCTATATGAACACGATGAGAAGTAAAGACGCCATCGATGTCCAAAAATACAAGATATTTTCTATTCATCTTTACCTCTTTTTTATTGGTAGACCCTACGGGTGTCGATCCCGTTTCTTCACCTTGAAAGGGTGATATCCTAGCCAGCGTAGACGAAGGGTCCATATATGGTGGGGAGCAGTGGAATCGAACCACACCCGACTAAAGAACGGTTTTACAGACCGCTTACCACACCAGTGGCTGATACTCCCCAGTATCTTGGTTGTCCTAGGAAGAATCGAACTTCCGTCTAACGATTATCAGTCGTTTGCTCTACCATTGAGCTATAGGACAACAATTTATCTAAACATTGGTGAACCCGCTGCGATTCGAACGCAGGACACCCTGATTAAAAGTCAGGTGCTCTAACCAACTGAGCTACGGGTCCATTATTTGGCAAAGGTGGGAGGAATCGAACCCCCGACACGCGGTTTTGGAGACCGCTGCTCTACCACTGAGCTACACCCTCTTAATAACTCTACCTTTATACCACCCTTCTGCTATAAAGTCAACATCTTTTTTAATCTTTTTATTCTCTTGTCCGTTCGTAATCCACATTGTTCCAAACTGTGGATTTTCAGAACCTTTGTTTTTAGATTTTCTCATTTTATTTTTAGTCTCTTCAGAGTGTTTTCTACCAATCCAAGAGCTTTTATTGTGTTTGTAATAGTTTTTAACCCCTTCTGAAACTTTTTTACGATATTCTTTTCTATAATTAGGATCATTTATCAAGTATTCGTTATGATAATCAGAACCTATCTTTGGCCATTCCTTACTCCAACCACCAGAACCACCAGTTCTCATATTGTAATTAGAATCTTCATCAATAAAATCTTGAGAAACTAACTCAGATTCTTTTTCGTTCATATCTTCTTCATTATCAAACTGAAACAATATATCTTTAGAAAAGTTCTTTATACCATATTTTGCAATCGCCTTCTTTATCAATTTACCAGAACCCATATAACCATCATTTAGTATTTCAGTTTTATGTTTTCCAATATAGATTTTACCATTAATATTATTTGTTATTTTATACACCAAATAATACATAAATTACCTTTCAATTGGCTGGAAAGCAGGGATTCGAACCCCGAACCTACTGGACCAAAACCAGTTGCTCTACCAATTGAGCTACTTTCCAATATTGGTAGTATCGAATGGAATTGAACCATTCCTGGAGGCTTATGAGACCTCTGTCGGGACCACCCGCGATACTATGGAGTCCTCGGCCGGATTCTAACCGACATAAACTGGATTTGCAATCCAGTGCCTAATACATTTCGAGCCACGAGGACGTGTTTTTTCTAAATTGTCAAAGAGCGTTTAGTCGATATATCCAGAACCCATCAACATGATCAGAACTATAACACCGACTAGGACCAACAGTATACCGTATTCAAGCATCAAAGTCAACCCCTAAAATTGAAAACCCCTCCAAACTTTCGTAAGGAGGGGCGAGAACTCGTTAAACTACAAACTTGTTTAAGAATCAAACCCCTCGGTTGCATACGAATGCTCACAACCAAAGACTGGTGTAATATCGGACCAATTATTCTGTGAGCGTGTCATCATTGAAGGGTGTCTTTCTTAGTTTCTTTTAGTAGTATACGTTTTATTTAGTCAGAAGTCAAGCAATTTTTTTACATTTTTCTCAAATAATTTTTGTGGACCCAGTTAGAACTATTGATCCGCGCCCATGAACCTTGAATATCCTCAACCATCACAGGCGTCCCCTTGACTAATTCCATAACAACATCAAAACGAGTGCCTGGACCTTTACGGACATTTAGCGGCGTATCAGAAATCACTTCATACATTTCCATATCAACACCACGGTCATTAAGCAATCCTTTGAAGCGATTCATAGGAAATGCTGGTCCTGGATCAGTTTTCCAACCACGTGTATCAATTTCTTCGTGAGAAATAATATCATTGATATCATACTCAAGAATAAGTTCTTTTGTCAATTCCTCAGCAGCATCAAGTTGTGCTTTCGGGTAGACAGGCCAATAGAAATCGCCAGAACCAACTCGCGAATGAGGTGCCATGATTAAATCTTCATGATCAAGCGAGCGAATGTTGCCATAAGCGTCTTGGTAGCGATTATCACCAACCTTACGAAGCCAACCGATATTTACGATCTCAATTCCAATTGAGTAACTATTCAAGCCTGTATAACCCTCATAACGACTTTTGCCAGCATGCCACGCTTTGATATTAAATGGCACCATCTGAGTAATTTTACCATCATAATCAATAACAACATGAGCCGAAGCTTGTCGTGCTGGGTCTTTCAAAGTATTAATCGCACTAGAAGCTGTCCATCCAGCTGTATAATGCATTACAATAAACTTGGGGTCAATCGGTCCACTCTTGTTGGGCGTATCAACCCAATCTACTCCAAAAATCTTATGATTTGAAATCTGCATATCTTACTCCTGCATTTTGTAGAAAATAATATCTTTACGGACGTAATTTTCCGTTATCTCTTTATAGAATTGTTTTTTTCGTATATTCTTAGCCGTTCTCCAGTAAACCCAGGAATTTAGACAATGATGCGGGTCAAACCAGAATATTCTATCTATTAGCCAAACTACATTATATCTACCTTGAATTTTCCAATAAAAATTTCTAGCAGAAAATGTTTGATTACTTTTACCGCCAAGAATTACGTTTAGTAAAACTGACAATGCGATACTTACTCTTGTTACATACTTTATTGTTCGTAACTTATAGTATCGCATTGTCCTTTTCATCACAGCATATCCAGCAAACGGCCAGAGTTATCAACTGCACGAACTCGATATTCAGGATTCACTTGAGAAACTTCCATCATGATCATACTAATGTAACCGGGATCGTCATTAGTAGTAGTATAGGTGCGCCATTGATCAACACCCTTTTGAATCTGAATTTCTACAAATCCAGCAACATTATCTTGAAAGTTGCCAGCTTGATGTTGATTACCAACGAAGTTATTAAAAAAACCAAACATATCAATTTCTCCTCATCTGTGCAGAATCAATGGCAGCTTGTTTATTGTCGCGGCGGACAGGCTCATAGTTTTGTTTGTGATTAAGTGCAATACCAGCAATCTCATCGCCAGTATATTTATTAGATTCACGGGCTGATCCGTTGCCTGGAATCTGATCGCTCGTCATAGTATCTCGTTTTGCTTCAATCTTTAGAGGTTTAGTATAACGCTTTTTGGACTTCAAGTCAACACCTATTTTCTTAAGCCAAGCATCGTGTTCTGCTTGTGCTTTAGCGTTACGCTTGTTCTTAGTTTTACGGGGAGTGTTACGGGTGGTGGTATAATATGCAGGCATCAGAGGCATCTAGTATATACTCCATCATTAGCGACAAAGTAATTATACTACAGTTGACACCCGTTGTCAACAGCTAAATTAGCCGCCACCAAATAAACTTAACAGTCTAGGACCATTTGATAATAAAAATACAATAACAGAGAAACCGCCCATATACATCCAGATAATTCTCTGCATGTCAGTAACCTTTTTATAAAGTTCTTCATGCTGTTTCCGATGTTCTCTTTCAATTTCATCTAATTTGTCAAGAACTTTATGGTCTTCTGATCTCATTGTATTGTATACGTCATTTATACGGTCATCCCATTCTCTTCTGCGAGATTCTAAAGTTTTTGTAAAACCTACCATTTCTTTCTCTTGCTGCAGTAGTCTTTGATCTTGAACCGCGAGCATTTTATTCAAGTCAGCAGAAATCTCGGTAAGTCTTTCTATAGCATCTTCGATACGGTCTTGTCTTTTTTCTAATACTTCAATTTCGGCGACCATTAGTTTTCTCCGCGTTCTTTACGGCGGATCATATTCATAAGCCTACGTAATACTTTTTCTTTACGAGGGTCGCCTAATGGGAAAGCTTCGTGTGAGGCTACAGCGCCTGTTCCTATTGAATTAGTTGGTCCAGCTGATTCTGACATTTACACTTCCCTTAGTTTTTTTATTATTATTGGGTCCATTTCAATTAAATCAGTGTCAACGGCAATTTCATCCTTGACGTTATATATTTTTTCAGGTAAAATATTAAGCATGATCAAGAATGGTTTTACATATTTCATCTGATCCTTCAACTTCAAATATAAAATCTTATTCAAAGCTTCAGGTCCAAAACAATTATTCAATACAATGATATGATTTAATATCAGTCGCTCTTTTAGATCATTATCTTGAGTGTATCGAGTAATTAACTTTTTAATGTATTTGATTCTAGCGAGATCTTCGTAGAATTCTTCAGTGGAGGTATATTTCGAATTGTCATAGTGTTGTGCACAGAATAACAAAAAGTTTTCATCAGTCAATTTTTCATACATTATCAAAAGCTACTTAACGATACCGATTTCCATGTGTTATTAGCGACGCAGATATAAAGATTGTTGGCATCATATGCCATAAATCCCGGCAAACCGTTTGAAGAGTTGTTCGCCGGGACTGATGTTGATATGGTAATGTTGGCCGATACTGTCGACATTGCCACTGTTCTTACAGAAGCGTTGCCTGACGGATCCCTGAGAACAAGGATCCTATCAGTTGATGCAACATTTGCTGCTGTAGGTAATTCCGAAACTTTATTGCCAGTATTAGCCATGATTCACCAATTATGTAGTAATGGTCAGAGTTGCATTTGAGGATACAACGTCGTCTGCACCAGTTGCAGAAATAGTAACCTTAAAGTCAACATTCGCAGTTTCAATTCCTGAATTAACAGTGAGGGTTGCTTGAGTTGTATTACCAACGTTAGCGCCTGATTGAAGTGCATCACCGTTAGCATAAGTCCAAGCGAAAGTTAGAGTAGTGCTTGGAGTAGAAGTTGCTACTACAGTAAATTCAGCTTCTTCAGAAGCAGTGGTATTTGCAGTATTACCAGAAGGCTGGCTAGTAATAGTAATTAGATAATCTGGATATACATCATCTTCTGCATCACCGCTGATTCCACCAGCAACTAGAACTTCAGTTAGGATACGTCCGGACCGACCGCCAGTTCCAGCAGTTCTTCTAACCCAACCAGTGTGAGCAATTTTACCACCGTCAGCTGCGATTTCGTTATCATCTACACCGTAGACTTTACCAAGATCGCCACCAACTTCAGAAGTTGCAACGTAAACTGGCTTTTCGCTTAGTGTGTAATTGTTTCCTGCATTAATAACAGTAATTGTATCACCATCAGCTAATGCGCCATTAATAACTTGGATATTAGTATTTGAACGAATCTCAGTAATGACATAATCAACTGTTGAGTTGATTGTAAGAATATCACTTACCTGAGCCTCTTCGTCAAACTTTGTGCTAGTTCCAGTAACCAAACCGTTTGCAGCGATAGCTACTGTACCAGTAGATGTTTTATCGTCTTTATTTCCAAATGAGGACATTTTCGATCTCCTTTAGGGTTTTATTTTATTTATATTAATTTTGATCTAGGTCAAAAATATCCCTCATGTATAGGGACTTCGTATTCAATTTCGTTATCAATTCACCCTCTTCCTTCACAATATATTTTTCAGGAACTTTTATTTCTGGTTTTTTTGGTTCGGGTGGTGGTTCGTTTTTGATTACTAATTTATTAACTTTAATACTGCTGGGAGTTGTAGTAATGGGTTTAGAAGGAGCCTTCTTAGGCTCCTCCTTACTTTTTACTACAATATTCCCAAACTTAACAGCCATCAGTCAGCCAATGATCCTTTTGATCTGCTACCCTCAGCCTTTTTTCTTGGAGTTGGGCTTGGTGAATCGCCAGAGTCAGTTGGTGCAACTGGCATTGCTTCATTTAAAGAATCATCAACGAATTGTTTAAAAGTTTTCATATTATCTTTGACCATTCGGTAATCTGTCTAAAGCGCCAGCAACGTAATCAACGACGTCAGCAGTTCTACCTGCTCGTGTTAGTGGACCCAATGCAGATCCAGTGGAAGTTGTTCTATCTAGGTTGGCTGGAACTCCATCTAGATGAGTTGCTGAGATTAGATCTCTATCGCCAAACTCTGCAAAGGTTTGACGGCCAACAATACCATCTACCTGCAGACCTCTTTGAGTTTGAAAATCTCTA